CGTACCGGCGATGGAAGGGCGCGACTTCACGCTGCTGCCAGACTTCCCGGTGCGCCCGATTCTCTGCGACAGCAATCTGTCAGCACTTCCCGGCGATTATCAAAATCACATCATCGCCCGTTACCGGTCCGAAGGCGTCAAACTGCGCGACGCCAATTCCGGCTTCGAGCCGATAACCTTCACAGCAGAAGTCTATGACCGCTGGAAGGAACTGGTGAACGCTGGCGGCGGACCGTGGCGCTTTGCTTATGACGAAGCGAAAGAACGGCGCGATGTGATCCGCGTAATGGCGATGCTCAGAAGTGAACCGCAGAAGCGGAAGCGCGTCTATGTGCTGATAGGCAATGAACCGTTCGATGATTGCATGCGGCGCATCCACGAAATTCTGGAATACGGTTGCGAACCACACGTACAACCGTACATGAAGCTGACTGCGCTGCGCCGCGATCCGCACGTGCGATTTGATTGGACATCGCAGAAATTGAAAGATGTTGCCCGTTGGGCGAATGGTTGGGTTTGGAAGCGCGCACCGTTTGAAGAATATGACAGGTTCCGAAAGACGGCACGGCACGAAACCTATGACGCGCAAGAAGGGCTGTTCGTATGACCAGCATCCTTGCGCTTGACCTTGGCACGCACACCGGCTGGGCGATGCAGCAGGCAACACTTTAAGAGGGAGGCATTAGATGGAAATTATTAGCACGATGGGCGGCACACTGACGTACGAGGACGGCCGCCACCGCTACGAATGGAACGGCGAGAAGGTTCCGCTGACGGTGAGCGCAGTTTCTGGTGGCTATCCGGTGAATTTCGGAGTGGCGTCAGGATGGGCGGCCAAGATGGTACGCGAGCATCTGGTGGCGTCCGACATCCCGACATCATTCGACGGCGACGAGTCAAAGCTGGCATGGGCCAAGGACATTTGCGGCGAACCAAACCGCCAGTCGCAAAGAGCGGCGGCAATCGGAATTGAGGTGCATCGATACATAGAAAGCACCGCGCACGGCTTGGACCCCGATCTTTCAGAGGATGAGGACGCGGCGAAGTGTCAGAAAAGCCTTGGGGAGTGGTTTAAACAGCACGTTGCGGAGGTTCTACATACGGAACGTCGCCTGTACTCGCTGAAGTGGAACATCGCCGGGACCGTGGATATGGTCACACGTTTGCGGAACGGGCAGATTCACGTCATCGATTGGAAGGGCGCGACCGATCTCAAGGCCAGTCTCAAGCATGGTCACGTCGGACAGTTGTGTGCCTACCGCTCGATGCTCGAAGAGGCAGGAGAAAAGATCGACGGCTGCACTCTGGTCAGGTTTTCAAGGGCCACCGGCAAGATTGACCCGGTGTCGTTTGGCAATGAGCATTACGCCACCGATCTGGCCGCGTTCGAGGCCGCTTTGATGCTGGCGAGATACCAGCCACGTCCACAGGTGTTCTAATGAAAAGAATTGCGCGACGGCGGCTTTAGCCTCTCGCTGTTGCGCGGGGGCGCGGCGTTTCCAACCCCGCCGCGTCCCCACCCTTATCACCAACCGGAGAACGGAGGAGATTATGGCGAACATGCAAATCACGATCAGCAAGATCGACTATTCAAGCGGGAGTGGCCCTAACATGCTGCACACCGAAGACGGGCAGCAGATCAAAATCTGGAACGACCGTGTGGCCGAAGTGGAAGTCGGGAAGTCATACGAGATCCCATTCTTCGATAAAGACTATAAGGGCGTGATGGAGCGCATCGTCGGCAAGGGCATCATCAAGGAAGTCACAAACGGTGATGGCTCTCAGGCTCCCGTAGCGCCCCCGCTGGCGCTGGTGCCGTCAAACGGGGGTGGCAGGCCGCATAACACCCCAATGGGCGTTGCCAACGCCCCACAGGCCAACAGGGAGCGTTCCATCCAAGCTCAAGCCATTATCAAAGCCGTGATCGCGGTTGGCGGAGATGAAACGCTGTTCCAGCGGTGGCTGGACGTCCACGATGCCGTCGTCAAGGGCGAGCGCGTTGGCTGACGCACCATTCTTCCATCTCGACGTGCCGGGGGTTCCCGTTCCCAAGGGACGCCCCCGCATGGCCCGGACCGGCCACGTTTACACGCCCCAGAAGACGCGAGAATATGAGGGCCGCATCCGCAACGCCACGATGATTCTCATGGCGGGGCGGAAGCCACTGGAAACGCCGTGCATTGTTCATGTTGGGGTGTTTTTCGAGCCGCCACGCAGTCTCAGTAAGAAGAAACGGGCGGAATTGTTTGAGACTGGTGGGTTCCACGCCATCAAGCCTGATCTGGATAACGTCGTGAAAGCCGCTCTGGATGGGATTTGCGGCGAAAACATGGCGATACTTGACGATAAGCAGATCATAGAAATCTGTAGCTACAAAACCTACGCCGAAGCGGCGAAACTGAGCATTGACGTTTTCGAGGTTACGTCTGATGTAGACAGATTCGCCAGTCGGTGGAGGGCGCATGAACAGGTGGACTTTCCAATATCACCAATCTAGGAGGTTAAAATGAGTCAGAAAGCACAGATCGAAAAATGGCTAAAGCGGGGCAGACGGCTAAACCCGGCTCAGGCATTGAAGAATTTCGGTTCATTCCGGTTAGCGGCTCGAATAGATGAGTTGAGGAAAGACGGGCTGGAGATCGAGACAAAGTATCAGCACAAGGACGGCAAGCGGTTTGCGAACTATGGGCTGGCAACAGGATAACGCTGAAATCGGAGGACTGGTAGCGGGGGCAGACGGTTCGCGAAAATACCGCTGCCCCCGTTGCTCCGATCAGCGAAGAAACAAGGCAGATCGCAGCCTGTCCATAACGCGAAAAGGCACCGAAGTAATGTGGTTCTGCCACCACTGCGACTGGCGAGGGGGTTTTGATGAGGCTAGATCAGCAGGTGATTCAGTGGGCGCTGAGAAGAAAGATAAGCCCAGAAACACTGCGGGAAATGAAAGTTGGAGGCGAAATCATATCGTTTGGTGATTCAAATAAACTTTCAATCATATTTAATTATCTGGATAACGGCGGCGAGATCGTTAACTGGAAGGCCCGAAGCCTAAACGATAAGACGTTCCGGCAGTCGCCCGGAGGAACCCAGCAGTTCTACAATCAGGCAGCGGTTATGGCTGGGCCTTTAGACGAGGTGTACATCGTTGAAGGCGAGATGGACGCCCTGTCTCTGATTGAGGCCGGAGTTCCCGCGCACTCTGTCCTGTCAGTTGTGGGCGGTGCGCCAGCGAATGTAACCGAAAGCCCGGACGAGGCGAAGCGATACGAATATGTAGCGCAAGCTCGCGCAGCAGGGCTAGGCAACTGCAAGCGCATAATCCTTGCAACGGACAGCGATTCCCCCGGCAGAAATCTCCGTGCTGATCTGGCTTACTTGTTAGGCGCAGCTCATTGTTTCTGGATTGAGTGGCCGGACGACGCGAAGGACGCCAACGACGCACTGGTAAAGTGGGGCGCGGAGAGCCTGTCGATGTATCTTCGTGAGAATGTGCGGCCCTATCCCGTCGAAGGAATTTATCGTTTATCTGAGATACCAGAGCCGCCAGCGTTGACGCTGTGGCAGGGCTGGCCGGAGTGGGAAGGAAAATTAAAACTTTCTCCTAGCCATTTGTCGATTATGAGCGGCTGGCCGGGCCACGGAAAAAGCCACCTCTCCCAGCAGCTCTGGGCGCGGATTGTTCGCCGCTACGATATCCGTGTTGCCCTGATGTCGATGGAAACACGGGAGAAGCCATTCGTCAGGCGCAACCTGAGAAGCGCCTATTGGGGCAAGCTCGAAAATGAAATGTCGGACGCCGAACAGAAAGAGGCCGACGACTGGATAGAGGATCACTTTCTGTTCATCCACCATCCAAAGAACTCGCCTACTTTTGAATGGCTGTGTGAGATGATTAACCTCGCGTACGTCCGCCACGGGATCAGTGCGGCGTCTATTGATCCATGGAATATGCTGGTGCCGACGTTCAACAGAAACCAGCAAACCGAAACCGGCTGGATTGGCGAGTGCTTGGATCAATGTACTTATCTCGCTAAAGCCTGCAATCTGCACCTACAGATTCTGGCGCACCCAGCAAAGCCTATCGGCGCTGGTGTGCGGGAGCCGATTACCTACAGCAGCATCGCCGGATCACAGCACTGGGCAAACAAGGCCGATCAGATCATTTCGATCCACAGGGACAAGTTCATGGACGATTACGGAATGCGGGAGACCAAGGCACGTTTGATTGTCCACAAGTCTCGCTACGAGGAACTTGGCTATCCCTGTGAAATCAATATGCAGCTAAGTCTAAACAAGGGGGTATTCGAGTGCAGCGATTACAAACAGGCATGGCAGAGCTAGGGCCAGCCTACGGCGCTATCCTGATGGACCCCCCGTGGCGGTTCGAGACATGGTCCGCCAAGGGGCGTGGGCGAAGCCCCAAGTACAATACGCACGGACCCGCCAGCATCCTTAACATTGTCGGGGGCCTCCCTGCCGCTGATGACTGCGCGCTTTTCTTGTGGGCAATCGATCCTCTTCTCCCCCAAGCTTTCGATCTGTTCCGTCTTCTAGGGTTCAAGTACAAGACCGTGGCGTTCACGTGGGCGAAGACAGGCAAGACACCGGGCGTCTTTCCGATCGGCACCGGGTACTGGACCCGCGCCAACCCGGAGATGTGCTTGTTGGGGACACGTGGTAAGCCGCAGCGGCAGTCCAAAGCTGTTCGACAGCTAATTATAGCACCGCGACGCGAGCATTCGCGCAAGCCTGACGAGATTTATTCCCGAATCGAACGGCTAGTCGATGGACCCTACCTTGAGATGTTCGGCCGTCAGAAATGGCCGGGTTGGGATCAGTGGGGTAATGAAGTGGAGAAGTTTAATGTCTGAGCGGGTAGAAGAACGTGAGAGCGTTGATCTGTTTGAGGGCGTTGGCAAACGCCGACACGACAGAAAGTTTCGAGTCAAATGTCTCGGCCCCGGATGCGACGGTAAAATGTTTGACAGCGAGTCCACCCATGTTCGGCTGTGCCCAAAATGCACGAAACGAATAAAGGCACTACGGGGCGGGATGGGATGAGCATTCTTGAGGGCGCCGCCGAAGCCATTAAGGATCGCCACGGCAGACATGGCGACTATCGGGATACCCATCGACGCATCGCCCGTCTGTGGAGTGCCTATCTGGATGTCGAGATTACGGAGACAGATGTTGCCCGTATGCAGATTCTGCTGAAGGTTGCCCGTCATCTGGTTTTGCCCATAAAGACACACTAAACGAATCTCTAAATGTAGATTGGAATGTATCCCCCGTATCAACTACATCATCAGTCCCATCAAACACCATAGGCTTATTCTGTCGCACAAGTCCTACTTGTGCTATGTCGGTATTAGCCGTGTCCCAAGTTGCACCAGATATAGTGCCGTGATTCTGATTACCGCTTCCAT